CGATCCTGCAGAACAGCTCGCCCGCCGAGTGCAACTCTATCGCCCACTCGGTACCGCCTCTGCCGCGAAGCAGACGGGCAAGGCGGAAGCGACCTTCTCCGAGTGGCCTAACCTCGCCGAATTGCACAAGTTCGCTTCCGATGATTGCGACATTCAAGCCTTCGGCCATTGCGTCGTCGTCGCAACTAGTCAGCCACTGCTGCGTGTCGATCAGCTGAACATCAACCGAGTTGGTATCGTCGACGAGATAGGGTTGCGCTGGGGCGAGCGAGGAAAGGGTAGCCCCCAGGACCGATTTACGAGCCGCGGTCTTCGTCGCGAACACCTGCCCCTCTCCGCTTAGGGCCAGCGACTTCGCGCTCCATCCTCCGTTTGGCGATGAAGCCGCGATCCGGACGACGGGCACACCCGCTTGCGGCGCTCCAACAAGAGGCGCATCGATGAGTGCCAGGCTTATCGGCGCCTGGATCACGTCCTTGTTCGAAACAATGCGTCCCGCGTCGCCTATGATTGGCATGGTCGGGGAAGGCGCTCGACGCACCTCGACGACGGTGACGAAGCCATCGATCGTGGATTTTTCCACGACCCAAGAGGCCGGCGCCACTTCGGTCAGAACGATACTTCCAGGCTCCAGGCCAATACGCGAGGGTGGGAGTCGCAAGGTTAGCCGCTCGCGCCTAGCCCATTGGCGCGCGAGCAGATGCTGCGCCAGCGCCTTGGCATCGCTGGCGGAAAGGACCGCCGGCAGCTCTTGCCCCGCCTCGTTTGCGCCCTGTTCTCCAGCAAGGGCGCTGGCTTCCCCCGTCTGATAGTCTCGGTCAGGGTCATAATAGCTCAGCCTCAGCATGGACGGCACGAGCCGGACCGGCTGGAGCTCGCGCTCCAGCTTGGGTGTCCCCTGCGTCTCCGCGCCGCTGCCGATTTCCGCCTGGCTGATAGCGATCGGAGAAAGGTCGAGCGGCCCCCGAAGCAAGGTGCCATCGTCGAAGAGCGAAACGTCGAAACAGTCGACCAGCGGCTGGACGGCCGCGGCCACGGACCGGCCGTAGGCGGCGTAGCCGATCACCGTCTGGGGAGCATCGCAGGCAATCACGCCGGTGGACGCATCGCCAAGGATCGAGGAAATCGTCGGGGCTTCGGAATCCGCGATGACTTCGAAGGTCATGAACGGAATTCGATTGCCGAAGTCGGCAAGCTCGAGGTTCTCGAACACGGCGATGGCGACGCCTCGGTACGCGGGCGTATTGGCAATCCCCTCGATCGACCCGATAAGCGGATCGATCTCCTGGGTCTCGCTGCCATCGTAGAAGCGAAACGTCGTCGGAACTTTGAAGTCGCCCTCGACTCCCCGCAACAGCTTCCCATCGGCCCAAATTCGACCGATCGACCCTCCCGGCCGGGACGACAGGGCCACCGCAAGCGACACGGAATAGCTGTAAGTGACGTCCGGCTGCCCTTTGGCGCCGGTCGTCTGATCACCTTCAACCAGATCGGTTGCCCAGACGATGGTGCCCGCCACACGCATCGCGCCATAGATGCGGGGAATTTGAGTTCCGTAGCTCGAAGTCTGGACGCTAAGATCGCCAAGCCGAGGTCCGCGCCTTGCCGGCGCAAGGATCTGACGGTCGAACGACTGGCCGATAAGCGCGCCGATCGCACCGCCAACTGGACCGCCGAGCGCCGTTCCGACGGTGCTAAGGACTAGCGTTGCCAAATCACTACCTCCTCTTGCGGTAGACACCGATCAACGGCCATTCGGGCAGGCCTGGAGTCTCGACGACCATTCGCAAGCCTGCATGTGCGTGCACGAATCCCCGTTCGGTTCGCACGCCGAGATGAACCTGTTCGTTCGAGACCTTCATGAGCATCAGGTCGCCGGCCTTCAGTTGCGTGGCCGGGACTCGGCGAAAGAATCTGACGAGTTGCTCGCGCATCACGCCGAGGTGGTCGCCGCGCAGGCGATAGCTGCGGGGCACGCCGTCAACGGGAAGGCCGAACGTACTCAGTGTCACGCCCACGCAATCGAGTGCGCCCGCGCCCCGTCCCTGCAGACGAAATGGCGTGCCCACGAGCGCGCGTGCACGCTCGCCGAAATCGATGCTCAATGACTTAAGCTCCCGGGTATCTCGTCAGGAGGTCGTTGCCGGGTAGGTAAGGTTCGCCACGGAAATTTGCCGCATTTGCAAAGCGCGAGACGCATGTCTCAAGTCTTTTGTCGCACCCCTCGCGCAGCTCCACTCGGCAGGCGTCGTCGACTGCCCCTCGCGGCAGATCGCGAAGCTCCACGACGTTGCCGCTCGCGGAAAGGATCACGGCCGAGAGTCCGCAGTTTGGACCGCTGGTATATCGCAGCCGACCGAGCACGAACCGCTCGTCTACAGCCGTATCCAGCGTGAGCATTCCGCCACTGCTCGAGAGCACCTGCGCGACCACCGTTCTGCCCGCGAGGTCTACTCCGCACTTCTTGTCGCCGAACTCGGCCCGGCATTCGGCCGATGTCGCGGGGCAAACCGGCCCCTCAAGTACCGCCGCCGCACCGCGAAGCTCGGCAGAGAAGGAGTCGCCATCGATGTTCACGTTTCCAATTTCGCCCCCCATAAGCTGAATCGGCGGGCTCTCAGGGCTCCGCCAATCGACCACAGCCAAGCTGACCTGTGCGCCATCCCAACGGCCCACCGACAAATCTGCGTCGTTAAGGGTTGCGCTGGTCAAGGCTCCCGCCACCTCGCCGGACTGAGCCTCGAGACCGCGCGATCGCGTTATGGCCGAAGGAGTCACTCCAGGGGCCGGGTCGAATCTGGTGCCCCCCGCGATCACCGGTCCGTCGTGGCTGGTGAGTGCGATGCCCGCACCGTCCCGCCGCTCCAGTCGCCAGCACAGTGCCAAGGTCGTGAGCTCGCCATCCGCAACGCCCATTCCTCAGGCCTCGCGCACTTCGATGAGCGGAACCGACGGCGCTTCGCCCGCAAGGAAGGTCGCTCGGTTGATCTCAATTCGATCCTCAGCAAAGCGCACCGGTGTATCGAACATGAAGCCGGCGGTAACAGCCGCGCCCGGCGCCGGCGGTTCGTTTAGGCGTACCACTCCTTGATCATCCAGCGCCCATGCCGTCAGCATCTCAATGCCATCCACTGCTACGCGAACGCTCCCCGGCACTGGCCGAGTAATCCGCCGCCGCTCGCCGGAGCCATAGCTTTTCACGAGGTCGAAACTGTCCGCGGATCCGTCGCCCGTACCGATTGCCTGGTCCATGGCGCTCGGTGCGCCGGTCATCCCGTTCGAGCTGTTGTCGTATGGGTCGCGGAACCGGAAGGCGATCGCCGGTCCTCGGCGGGCGCGAAAGAACGACAGCAAAGTCTGCAGTTCCAAATCGCCGCGAACGCCGGGGCCCGCATCGAACCGAAGGCGCGCCTGGTCCCAGTTGACATTCCTCGCTTCAAAGCCGCTCGCGCTTGTCACGATGTTCGTCGAGAAATTCGGCGCAACGCTAGCCTCCTGGCCGATTTCGATCGGAAACTGCACGTCATCGAATGGCGTCACCGCCTCCTCCTCTCCAAACAAAGTCACGCCGTCGCGCAGCACTTGAGGCAGCGCCCACACGAACACTTCCGCGCAGCCGCGACCGCGCGCCTCGAGTGCCGCGTCGACGATCAGACGCCACTGCTCGCGATCAGCCGAGTCAGCGACGAACCCCGAAAGATAATGCTGCTCTTCAATCGGGTAGCCGAGCCTCGCGCTCACCTCCGTATAGGCGTTCACTCGGACGGCGCTTCGTCGGCCCGTCACCCACTCGTAATCCTCACACTGCAGCACATCGAAGGCGGGCCGCGCCCAGCCCGGCGGCAGGTTCGCACGCCGCACCTCTGCCGCTGTCGGGTCGAGAACCGTCGGCAGATAGACCAGCAGCAACGTGCGCGCGGTCGCCGATTCTTCCTTCACCGCGGCAGCAATTGTCGCGGTGGAAGCGGCGAGCAGCGCCCCGGCGTCGTCGAGCAGCTGGAGCTGCGCCTCGTTCAAGAGTCCCCGCACATCCACGATCTCGACCGGATCGCCGCCAAGCGCCGCTCTGGCGGCATCGTCATAAAGGCAGATCGCGCCTGATGCAGTCACCCACCACCACGGCTCGCCGATCTGCACTTGCGGCAGAAGCCCCGCCTCTTCCGCAATTCCGGCCAGCTCCGTCGCAGCCGATCTCAGAAAGTCGATCGCCGTCGCATTCGCCGGGGAGACGAGAGCCGACGGCGGGTCCCAGCCGGTCAGCGCGCCGTTCCCGTCGAAGGCGCGTTGCTTCCAGCCGTCCGGGCAGAACATGTCGAGGATCTCGTAAGAGATCGACCAGATCACATCGTAACCATGCGCCTTGGCCGCCCGCGCGAAATCGCGGGTCCAGGCCAGCGCCGCACTGTTGAATGTCCGTGCCGGATCGAGCAGCCCGGTCCCGTCAAGCGCGAAATAATGGCTCATCCCGATGTAGTGATTGATGACGCCCCGATAGCCGAGCCGCTCGATCGCCTGCACCACGCGCTCGGGAGGCAGGTCGTACAGATCGTCATATCCCGTGGCGATCCGAAGCCCGTGCTCGGGCGCGACCGCATCGTTGATCGCGAGCACGCTTCCGGCGCCTTCGCAAACCAAATTGCTGATGGTCGCGGAAGCCTGCGCCGGCAAAGCGAACAGCGCCTCCGAGCCTTCGACATATCCCGGCGCGACCAGGCTGATGAACATCCGGTCGATCCGCGTAGGATCGATTCTCACCGCATCCCCAGGCAAGCTGAAGCCGGCGTCGAGCGCGTTGAAGTCGAGCATGATGTCAGCGCTTTCGGATGTTCCGCTCGCATAATTCCAAAGGCGCACGAGCCAGGTCTGAGCGTCCCCGTTCGAGTCCGTTCCCTCGATCGTCAGTGTCGGACCGTTGCTCGCGTCGAGCGCCATCACGCCGGTCGATTCCCAGTGAAAGCTCAGCGTGCAATTAGAATAATCGCGGTTCGTCTCCCGAGCATGCGCGGGGTGCGCGCGCGAATCTTCACTCTCCCAAATGATGCCGACGAGGTCGCCGTTGCGCAGGAACTCACATTGGATCGACAGCCCGTGCCGGTCGGCCGACGTGACCAGGCTCGCAATCGTCCCGCGCGGAAAATCGACCGTCCAGTGCAGCGGATCGAAACGCTTGACGAACGTTCGGACGATCTTCGCGTCCGGTCGCGTGAACCACAGGTTCATCGCCGCTCTGCCAGCGCTGAACGGATGGCCCGGGCCACTTGCCGGCTCGACTGCCGAAGCACTTGAGGATCGGATGGCGCCGGCGCCTGGATGGCGATTGCCACCCGAACGTCCCTCGCGCTCCCGCCGCCCCGCTCGATGCGCCCGCCACCCGGCGGAACGAACAGCTCGGGCCCATTCTCGCCGACCACATAGGGCCGCCCGCCGGTCACCGGACCACCGGTCGCTCTTCCCGGCGCGCCAAGCAGCCCGGCAACCAGGCTGCCGAAACCGTTCAGCACGCCCGCTCCGAAGTTCCCGCCGCCCGGCGTCTGCAACAATGCGCGCAATGATGCCTGCGCGATATCGGACATCGCCGACAGCGCGACCTTCTTGAGATCGTCAAAACCCGTCTTGCCGGTCAGGATCGCCTTCGCGAGCGAGCTGTCGATCATTCTGCCGGCGCGGCCCGCGCCCGCAACCAGCGGCCCCTCCAGCTCGCCGCGCATCGAAGCGACATCGCGCGCGAAAGCGCTCGTGTCAGCGCGCACGCTGACCACGAGGCGTTCGATTTCCTCGTCCATTACTTTAGGCTTTCTGTTTGTTGGTAAAACGCCGCTTCAGTGCGTCGATTAGCCGACGTGCATTGTTGTGACAGCAAGCAAATTTATGTAAATTAAATGCGCTCGGTCTGTTCCGCGTGGCTTGAAGCTGTGTGGGGGAGACATTCCATGAAAAACCTTGTCGCACTTTTGCTGGCGTCATCCTTGGCTGGATGCAGCAATGGACCGGGGGGTGAACCGCCAGGGCCCATTCCCAATGCTTACCCTGGTTCAGATGGAGTGCCGGTTGGCACGGCAGTCCTGTGTGATCGACCCTTGCCACGCCAGCAGCTGTACACGGCGCCGATCTTGGGTGCTCAGATACTCGGAGCAACCCCGCTTCAAACCGTCTACCACGCGACGCTTCCCAACGGGTCGCTGGTCTGCGGCTACTGGGATGCCATTCACTCGCCTCCGCAGCCGCTGAAACCTGGCGGCAACCAACTTGCCGGCACAACGGACATTATCCATGCCCCCGCGGGGGATGGCGCGTTCAAGCTGGGGTTGACTGCGCCGAGCCACATAGATGTGGACCCTATTACCAACTTCCCCAAAGACACGTCATCGGTGGGGCTTTTTAGCACGGCCGTGAGCTTCGGGCCGGGAGCGGTGTTCTCGTTGCGGGTAACGTTCCAGAATCCTTGCGGCCCGCATCTCGCGCCGGTGTCGGGCGGACTCAGCAACGCCTGGGCGGTGTCAATCGCCGCGAGCGAGGGCGATGAAAGAGACCTTGGAACGGACCGACGGCTGTGGGTCACGTTCAGGATCAAGGGCAAAGGCGCAACGCTGAATGTTTGGGAGACCGGCACCGACGAACCACTCAAGGCCGACACGGTTAACCCGGCGATTTACAAAGCAATTTTCGGCGATCCCGAGACCTGCGGAACCGGCCACAAGCCCTTCACGCTGACGTTGTACGTGAATCGCGCGACAGGAAGCGGAGTGGCGAGCCTGGCGGGACCGGCGCTCGAGGTGGCCATGAGTCAGGACCGCAATGTCAAACCGCTCGATTTGCCGTTCAACATACACTTGTTTGGAACCTCCGGGCCAGTGATCGAAACCGTTGGCACAACGCTCGCGAACTGCTGTTCAGAAGGTGCCCCGATATCCGTGGAGGTGACCGATTTCCAAATCAAACAATTGCTTCGTTCACCGTTTGGGCCGTTCGAGCCCAATGTTCCCAATCCGCCGCCGATCAATCCATATTAGCGAATACGTTTGTTTGCCCGAAGTTTGACAACGATAAACGTGGTCCAACTACGGCTGTCAGACTGGGCTCTCGTCACCCTTCGCTCGACCGAAGCACTTTATTGCCGCTTCTCATCAGGAAAACGTAGCTGCAGCGCTTCGATCGTCTTCGCATCCGGTGGATCGACGGGCGAAGCGACATTCATTGCGAGCGCAAGCTCCATCGGTGTGCAGTTCCAGAAGTCGTCCGGTCGCCAGTCCAGCAACATGCTTGCCGCGCTGCTCAATCGCGCCGCGGCCTCACCGAATTTGCTCATCGCCCCTGAAGGATCTGCGACAGCACCAGCTTCAGCACCGATGTGATCTTCGCCAGGCCCTTCTCGACCACGGCCTCGCCGATCCGCGCACGCGTGATTGTCTCCGAGCGCGCCCGCGACAGATGATCGAACAGTGCCGCAATCTCGTGCAGCTTCAGCGCACCCGCGGCCGCGCGCTCGACCAACTCGAACAGCGACCCGAGCTCCTCTTCCGCCGCGACCAGCGCGCCGAACGTCGGACGAAGCAGCAGCGTTTCCCCCGCAACCTCCAGGCTCGTCTCGCCGCGATAAGGATTCGCCGCTGTCACAGCGCCACCACTTCGCCCGAGCTTTCGAGCGCGATCGTATAATTGCGCTCGCCGTTGAAATCGCCGGCATATTCGAGGCGCGTGACCAGGAATTCGCCCTGCATGCGCTCGCCGCTCTCGAAGCTCAGCTCGTAAGCTTCGAGGTCGCCCGAAAGCGCCAGTGATTTCACATGCGTTTCCGCCGCGCTGCCCGTGAAGATCCCGCTCGCCGCGACCGACACCGATCGCACGCCCGCGCCCGACAGCAGCTCGCGCCAGCCGCCACTGCCCTTGTTGGTGATTACGACTGAATCGCCGTTGATCGACAATTGCGTCGTCTTGAGGCCCGCCACCGTCGAGTAAGCCGGCGTAGCCGAGCCATCCCCGATCTTGAGCAAAAATGCGCTGCCGCGCTCTGCCGCCATATCTTACTCCTTTGTCCAAAATGACCCCCTCCCCGCGCGGGAGACGGAGGAATTCAAGCCGAATGCTTGTTGGGGGTGAGAGGCGTCAGCTCTCCGCCAGCATCCGCGCTCGAAAGTCGACGGCGGCTGCCCAGGGGCCGGCCACGTCTCTAACCACGCGTCGCCGCACCAGACGCATTGTGACCAACTGCCAGCCGGCCATAGGCCCAAGCGCTGCAAGGGCTTCTTCGGTCGCGTCTGCCAGCGCGTGCAGCCGAACCGGCTGGTCGTCCCAAAGGGTTATCGCAACCATGACCTCGCGTCCCTGACCGGTCTTGTGACTCCAGTCGGTCTCGGTCATCGCGTCGAGCGCGGCATAGGGATAGGAGGCGCGGGCCGGAGGACCGTCGAAGACTCCGCTCAATCCCGCGATTCCGTTCAAGGCGACCGCAATGGCGCTTTGCAACGCCCCGCCCGCACTCACGCGACTTCTCCTGCGAGGAACCGCAGGCTGGGCTCGATAAGCCAGCGCTTGAGAATGCCTCTGCCGTTGATGCGTACCTGCTCCTGGCCGGCCTCGACCGCGCGGTCCCCAAAGACCGATCGGAGCCGTTCCGCGATGCGCTGGACCTGCTGCTCACGCGCGTTTCGCGCAAGTTGCTCGGCGCGCGTCATCAGCCGCGTCATCATGCCCGCACCTCCTCGCACCGCATCGAAATCCGGTCTTCCTTCAGAGGATCGTCGATCAATTGCCGCACCATCAGGTTGCGAGCGCCCCAGCTGATCCGCTGGTCGAGTGCGAGACCCTCGCGCCGGCGGACCGTGACTCGAAAGCGTGACATCGCGCTTAGGGCCTGTCCTTCGCTTTCCTGCCCAACGCTATCCAGCGCGACCGCCGCCAGGCACCGGCACACCTCTTCCCAGCCCGGCTCCTGAAGGCCCATCTCATTGCGGACCGAGATCGGCCGCTCGACGATGATTCTCTCTCGAAGCGTGCCCGCGAACTCGCTCATGCGAGCCTCAGCCGGCGATATGGATGCCACAAGGCCGTTACAGCCGCGGGCGGCCCGCCACCCTCACTGTCCCGCGTCGTGAACATATGTGCGACGAGCCGAAGAACGCCCTGACGGATCGGCTCCGGAACTCCGTTCTCGTCGTCGGCCATGCCGGCTGCGCCCGTCGCTCGGACGCGCCTCGTTCCATTTTGAGCAATCGCACGGACCCAGCCGTCGCCCGATGAGTCTATGTCGACCGAGTACGAACCGCTTCCCATTGGCGACGCCTGGCCATCGTCGCCAATCGATTCCACCGCGCTGATGGATCGTACCGGCGTCAACGGCAGCCGTTCCCACGCTCCCCTAGCCGCAAGGTCGAGCGTGAAGTCGCGAGCGATCACGACCTGGTTGATGAAGGTTTCGCAAAGAGCGCTGGCCGTGCGGATCAACCCCGCGAGCACAGCCTCCTCCTCGCCGGTCTCGATCCGCAGATAAGCCTGCGCCTCGCTCAGCGTGACAATCGGCAAAGCCAGTCCGGACTCGGTCATCAGCGCCTCTCCACGCGAATGACGATCGACCGCTCGTCGACCCGCCCCGACGCGGTCGTGATGCGGTTCACGACACTGTACAGCCGGCCGGCAACTCCGCCTCCGGCCTTCACCGTCGAGGTAGAGGCATCGAAGGCGGTCCCCACGATACTTATGCCATCCGGCTCGTCTGGAACGACGGACCAATCGCTCGTCGCAAGCAGCTCGCCGTCGCCGAGATACTCGGCTCCCCAGTCG